ACCGTCATCTTCGAGTTCATCTTGTTTGTAAAGTGTGTACCGAGACGCAAGTCGAAAGTACTTCCTTTACTCCAATCACAGTGACTAGCAAGTTGACGAAACGTTGGTGCGCTCCCTAAGATGTCTCTCACTTTCCGTTGAGCCAAAAATAATATTGGCTCGACGCTCAAACCCTCAGTAGTAAGAGGATTAGAGGAGTGACGTCTAAGTCGCGCATTAGTTGTTACGTTCTTGGCTTCGGCTGATAACCAATCGCCGATAGCAACTTGTTTTGGATCCAACCCTTTTATCTTAAAGCCCTTCCACTTTGAAAGGAACTTCGTAACAAAATAGTCCAACCCAAATAAGTAAGCTGAGTCATAGTGCTCTGGATTTATCTCAAGTTCGAGATACGACTTATATTCGCCGTATTTCATCATTAGATAAACACAGAGGGACCGTGGAGTGTCGATATTTTCACACGAACATTGCAACGTTGCAATGTCTAATCTAGAGACGTTCATAGATCAATTTCCTACAGAGAAGTTTTTGAAGCCGCAAGGCGCTGATAAAACGATCAGTAAACCATCTGCAAGTTATTGACTACTGCGTCAATAGAAGTGTGCCCGAGGAGATTCAGAGTCATCATCCGCAGATTGCGGCGATCGGCTACTGAAGCGCGCTCGGGAATAACAAACTCCAGAAAAGCACGAGGAACATAAGCCAAAGTCGGCGCCGGCACAATGCCACTAACAGTGGAATTGGAGACGGTTTCGAGAATAGGCTGATGGACACCGAGCTTGATCCTGACAGTTCGATTTTGAGAGCTTTCGCCGGACTTAGCGGCACCGGGGCGCAGCATTTGAATGCTGAGCTTCCAGTAACCGATAGGAGTGGCTTGGCTCTGATCTTCGAACCAAAAGATAGTGGTATCTTTCGGATCGGGTCCAAGAGGCACAAAAGTGTGGTTGACAGCGGTCGGCTGTGTTCCGTCAGCAATAACCATGTTTGCTGCTTGAGGCATAGTATGCTCCAGTTTGTCGATTCAACGACGTAAGGGTGCTAACAGTTCTCGAAATGAGAATTAAATTAGCCTTTCTTTGACCCACCACCTAATAGCTGAGATAGGAGTGCAGCGGCGTTTAGCAAACGACCGCTACCTAGCTTGGCATCAAGCCGCGGGGGACGAGGGAATGGCGCGCCTAACAACACACCCCGAGAAAAGTTCACTTGCTTAAATTTCCCAGCGCCAGAACCGACTCTAAAAGAGTCGAGCTGGCTATGAGAAATACGAAGCGAGTAATCAACCTCGGTAACTTCAAGTCTGGATATAAACCCATTCTTGAAGCGGTGTGCGTAAAGAACGGCACTCTCAGCATTACGTAGGTACCCACCTACGTCAAGAAACCAGTCAGCTACGAAACTATATGGGAGGAGCTCCCAAGCAATAGATGCTGGATTGAGACTTGTAAATCTATCGATGTCAGATTGACCCGATAAATCAAAAGTCCCACCGACACTATACTTGATTTGCTTTTTACCATAAGTTCTGTAGGTGACCTTGCCGCCGCTGGAATCGCTTCCAGTGACACGGACAATGGTTTCTTCAGCTTCACCTTTAGCTTTAGCCCTGTAGGCGTCGGCGCGTTTCTGCTGGTAATCCAAGGATTCCTTGGCAGCATTATACACGTCTTGCACTAGGGGTTTAAGGCCATAAGTGAACTCTAGCCACGCACCGCCGAGTTTAGTGATTAAACGACTCTTTTTCTGAGTATATTTAACTACTTGATCTGCGAGGTTAAACATCCTGGCTGACTGTCGAGCTTGAAAAAGATCGACAGACAAGTCAAGATCACCTCTCAGTTTATCGTAGAACTTAGAAATCAGGTCGTCATAAACACGTCCCTCGAGGTCACCGAAGTCCAAAGCGTCACCCTGAAAAGGCATGACCGTGGCCGAATTACTTATCTGATTAGGATAAGTAGACGTCCCCGATCGTGAAAATTCAGTATAAACGCCGAAGGTTGCATCAGTGTAACTATAGCTCCATGGGGTTGGTGTCTTAAAATCGCCTATTCTGACCGGATCGCACACCAATACACTTAGACCAATAACCACATCTCGATCAAGAGAACTATTCGTGGTCACGTGAGTGACCATTAAATTGTTCTCATCAAGATAACGGGTATAGTCGGTTGTAGTGGATGAGAGGTCCGACCAGACGGGACGACGATAAGGTGTCATGAAGTAATACCTATAGTGTGGATAATAAAGACCCGGTCTGG